AATATTTGTAATATAAATTTTACAAGCATATAATCTATACATATGGTTAATTACATAAAGGGGTAATAATGGATAAATTACAAATAAATTGTAAGAGATGTGAAAAAAATAATTTCTTTTCAATAGAAATATTAAAATCATATAAACAACACTTTTGTAGAGAGTGTGGGGCTTTGATTTTAAGTTATCAATGGGAAGATTTTAAGGATAAAAATTAATTAGAGGGGGAATAATGAAAAATAAATTTCAATGTTTACATTGTAAAGATATATTTATTGAAAATGAAAATCAACCTATTGATGAGCAATTATGTTTTGATTGTTATATATTTTGGTTTGAAGAATAAGGGGGAAGAAATGAAAGAAACACAAACAACTAAAGTCACTTACTATTTATTTATAAATGGTAAATCTAATAATAAAATTATTGCTGATGATTTAGGAATCATTAGTCATAATGTAAGAAGAATAACAGGACAGGAAACACTAAAAGGAAATTATGAAAGAGTTTCAAAAGGTGTTTATGTTCTAAGCGAAAGCAAGTTAAAAGAATATAAAGAACTTAACAGAAAGGTTGGTTAATAATGAAAGATGCACCAAGAGCAATTATTATTGATGCTTTATTTAATAATAATTTTAAAGTAAATTACGCTGGTGATTTATCAAAATTTCTAAAAGAAATAAATGATAAGTTAGAAATAAATATAAAGGGGTAATAATGGAAGAACAAAAGCAGTTAGAAGATATTAGGAAAGGTTTAGAATTAATTAAACCTTATTTAATAAATGAAGAATATGCAAAGTTAAAAGATAAATTATTCAATGAGTTTATTAGTAGTAATGTTAATTCTTATAGAAACCAATTAAAATTATTAATTAAAGAGGGGGTGAAATAATGGATAATCAAACAGTAACAGGAACATCAAAAGAAAAACTAAAAGAACTATATGAGTGGTCATCTAATTATGAAAGTGGAAAAAATCCCTTTTGTGTTTATCTTGACTTAATTGGATATAGTAAAGAACATTATGGGATTAATTTTGTAGATAATCCTAGTGATTATTTAGGATATTTAGAATATACAATGTTGGCTAATTGTTTAGCGTTATTTGAAGATAATGGTTATGACACAATTTATAATATTATTGATGAGATAACACAAGAGGAAGAATAACCAGCTTACACGCTCTTTAATTGGGGCGTGTTGGGTGTTTATTAAGAACACAGAAAGAGGTTAATCAATGTTAATAATCACAATGTTATTAATTTGTGTAGGTGTATTTAGTTTTATATCTTTACTAGCTATATTATGGATAAAGTTAGATAATAAAAGATTAAACGATCGCACAGACTTTTTAACTAGGTTAAATAATGGCGAAGTGTTAAACAGAAAGAATATTTTTTAAGGGGGTAAATAATGAAAGATACAACAAAAGAAACATTTGACTTAATTAAATTAAGAAATAATCAAATAAAAGATATATTAAACACTATGAAAAATAATAGTTTTAATTTAAATGCAACTAATAGAAATGAATTAAATTATGTTATTGCACATTTACACACACTTAATTTATTCATAGATAAAGCAATAGAAAAAGAAAAATAAAAGGGGTAAGTAAATGAATTATATCAGTGTTAGTTGTTGGAATTGTAGCAAGATAACAAGAAAAATAATTAAAAGAGTAGAACAAGCTATATATTGCAAGAATTGTAATGAAATAGTTTTAATTGTAGATAATACATTAATTGAAGAACATTTAGCAAATACATTATAGCTAATCAATAGCTAAAGATTAAACCAGTTGATTTATCCCCTTTAAATCAACTGGTTTTTTCTATTGTGTAGGCAAATAACTTGCATAATGTAAAACAAGTGTTACAATGTAGGTAGGTTAATAAACAGAAAGGAAGTAATATTATGGCTACTAGAGGGCTATATAAATTCTACGATAATGTAGAAACATTTAATAACAAACAAGCAACAGCAGTTATTTACAGACATTGGGATAACTATTTACAGGAAGGTGGTATGGACTTGCTAGAGTTTTTAACAACTCTTAGGGATAGCAATTTTGATAATCGCTTTACAGATAGTTCTTATTTGTCTAGTAAATTTGTAGTGTATTTAGCTAGAGAGTTCGCAGATGATTGGAACAATGAGCCTTTAGACTTTATAAGTGTAGGAATAATGCCTAACAATACAGATTGTTGGGAAGAATATACTTATCACATTGTTAGCGAGGTTGATAATTCAGGACTACCAAAAGTTTATGTAAGTAGTAATGAATATGATGAGGAATATTTATTAACTGCATTAGCTAACGAAAATTTAATACAGGTTAATCAATGAGTAAAATATATTTTAATTGCCCATATTGTTTAGATATGTTAGGGGTTAATCATTTTAATTGGTCAGCTTTACAGTGTCTATATTGTAGGAATACTATTGATATGGAAGAATATAAAAATAGTGATGAGGGATCGTGGCTATCAAAATATGTAGGCAAATAACCTTTACAGTAATTGTAAAGTTAGTTATACTAAGATTATGGTATTAAAACAGAAGATTGAATTACCACTAGATTGTAGGTATATTTTTGTTAATTACAACAATACTCTAAAACTATTTCGCAGTACAAAAGAAGTGTTGCATTTTATAGAGGGTAATAGATTAGAGATTGTAGATCAACAAACATTTAACGAAAGCTATGTAGTGGTAGTTAAAAAAGCTGATAGTTTTTTGTAGATAGCTTGAAGGATATAGTAATGGTTGGTGGCTCATTACCACCTAGACACGAAACAACTACTTGCAGACCACGTTAACTATATCTTTCAAGCTATCTATGAATAGCAGAAAGAATAGGGAAGATATGAAGTATGAATATATTGTTGAAGAACAATCTGTAGATGTTAGGACATTTAAAGTTGTTAGCGATAAAAAATTAAGTGATGATGAAATTTATGAATATTATCCAACAGCTAGTTTTAACGAACATACTGTTTATACAGCAGACTATAATCCTAAAGTGACTGTTCAGTATGAGGGAACAGAATATGGAGATGATAGTCAAGTAAATATAACAAGAATAAATCAATAGAAAGAATAGGGAAAATATGAATATATTATATTTTGATAGTCATTGTATATTTTGTGATAGAAAGTTTGGTAGCACTATGCACACAAATACAATGAACAAGATAGTTGATACTAATAACAATGTAGTAAAAAATATTGTTAGATGTGATAGTTGTTTCAATTATGTGCATAAAAAAAATTGTAGTAAAACATACGAAAGCAATACAAAATTTTATTCACTACCACAATACAACTTTCCTAAAGCAGTATTGTGTCAAGGTTGTGAACAAGATAAAAAAGTGTTATATCCAAATGGTAAAGCACTATACGAACTAGAAAGGTAAACAATGGAAGAAGATAATATTAACGATCTCTTAACACAAGCAAGAGATAACATAAGCGACAATGTAGGTAAGCAACAGGAAGAAAAATATATGCTTGTTTTAAAAGAAAGTCTTGTGGAGTTAGACAAATTAAAGAACACAACAGATGACTACATAATGTTAAGAAATATTGCAATACAAAGACTGTATAGCGAGTGTGGATATTCAGCTATACAGTTAGCCGATATTGTAGGTATAAGTAGACAGATGATCCACAACATAGTGAAAGGGAAGTAATGAAAGAAATATTAAACGATAGAGAATATGAGCAAATAATATTGGTTATAGCTAAAGACAAAGGGTTTGATGTATTTACCGACATCATTAATGAAGTTGAAAGACTTAGTGATACAGATGGATATTTTAAGTTAGTTGATTATTGCAACCCAATACAATTAAAACTTACAGATAAATAAAATAGCCGACTATCGCTAGTCGGCTATTCCAGAAAGGAAACAATAATGAATAAATCAAATATCGTTTTCTTTCATAATAGTAGAAATTGTCTTAAATAACAACTACAATGTAGTCACACAGAACAGGAGAAAGATAATGGCTAAATTTAATTTAGAGAACTACGAAACAGTAGAAGATAGACTTAAACAATATTGGAAAGATAATCCTAATGGTCGTATATGGACAGAAGTTGTCCACGAAACTGAAGATGGATCGTGTGTAACTATAAGAGCTTTAGTTTATATAAATGCAGATGACAGTAATCCAATATCAACAGGCATAGCACAAGAAACTAAAGGGCAAGGTGGGTTTGCTAATACAGATGCTTGGGTAGAAAACTGCGAAACATCAGCTATTGGTAGAGCGTTAGCTAATTGGAAATATCAAGGATCAGGTAAAGCTAGACCAAGCCAACAAGAAATGTCTAAAGTTGGTAACAGTAAAGACAATGTAGGCAAGAAAGAAACACCTAAAAAAAAAGAAGTAGCACAAGAGATTACGAAATCCCCTTCTAGTTTGACAGAGCCACAACTAAAAGAAATGGTATTTAGTATGTGCAACGAGGACAAAGACTTTGCAAAGAAGTGTTATCAAACACAGATGACTAGATTTAAGATGGACAAATCTATAAGCGATAATGTAGGTGATTGGTCTAATGACAATGTAGATAAATTTTTAAAACTTGTAGAAGATTATGTAGATAAATTTAAAAACGAATTTGAGAAAAGAGCTGGTAATACTGAAGTAGTTAATAATATAATAAAAACACTAGGTAATGTAAAAGAAAAAGAAAGTGAGAAAGATATGACTGATATACCTGATGGGAAGTGGAAAGATGATCCTATAAGTGATGGACAAAAAAACTTTATCAACAGTTTGATTGAACAATGTATTGATGCAGGACAAGATGAACTTGGTGCTGAAGCTAAGAAATATTTAGCTAGTGGCGAAGCTACTAAGGGTAATGCTAGTGCTATGATTGACAAGCTAAAGAGTGCGTTGTCTTAGTTGTGGTGTAGGCGATATTGATATGTTCGGTGAGCCGACACATATTGTAGAAAAATATTGTAGAAAATGCAGGGAAATAATAAATGAAAGTAATAGACAAAATATACGACCTTGAAAATGGCAACAAGTATGTCATTGAAACAAAACAATGTTTTCATTGTAAAAATACAGGAACTGTAGAGATATTTACACAGGAATTGTTTTATCTTAATCAAGGTTATCACATACAAGATGCAGTTAAATCATTAGATAAACATTACAGAGAACAAATAATTACAGGCACACACCCAAAATGTTGGATAGAAATGTTTGGTGAAGAAGAATGAAAGTACTGGAATTGTTTGCAGGTAGTTGTAGTTTTAGTGATCTAGCTAAAGAATATGGACACAAAACATTTACAGTTGATAATGGACTAGATTTGTTGACAAACAATCAATATAAAAAAATAGATTTAGTTAAAGATATAATGGATTTTACTATAGATGACATATCATTTAGTCCAGATATTATATGGGCTAGTCCACCCTGTACAACATTTAGTGTTGCTAGTTGCAGTACGCATTGGACAGCACCAGATGAAAAAGGTTTAAGAATACCTAAAACAAATGATGCAGAATTAGGTTTGTATTTATTAGAACAAACAGTATGGATAATTAATAAATTGCAACCGAAGTATTATGTTATAGAAAATCCTAGAGGACTTATGCGTAAGATGAGTGCAGTAGAGTACTTAACTAGACACACAGTAACCTATTGTCAGTACGGAGATACAAGAATGAAACCTACTGATATATGGACTAATGCACCTTGGACACCCAGAACAATGTGTAAAAATGGTATGCCTTGCCACGAATCTGCACCTAGAGGATCAAGGACAGGAACACAAGGATTAAAAGGAGCTTATGAAAGAAGTAAAGTACCTTATGAATTGTGTAAAGAATTATTAGAGGTAATGGTATGACACAGACAGAGATAATAAATAAGTTAAACAGTATATATCCTGGTCTTGACTTGGTAGAGGTAAGTAATCCTTACAGCAGCTATGATGCAGAGAACGAAAGATACATTGTAGAAGTAAAGTCAAGAGATAAAAGATACAGAAGTTGGGCTATTGAAAAGAAAAAGTTTGATAGCAATATTGTCAAGTCAGTAGAAACAGGCAAGATGTTTGTATATCTTACAGAGTATGATGGAAAGATTATGACTTGGAATATACATAACTTAGTGCGTAAAGGTTATGACTTTCAATGGTCGCCAATACCAATGCCTAAAACAACAGAGTTTGAAAATACTAAAACTGTTACAAAAGTAATAGGATTTTTGTATGAGGGAAAAGCCAAAATACACACTTGATGTAGAAAGTTATCGTTATTGGGTAATGTACTATAAAAGAGGAAACAAAAGGAGAAAGAATGCCTGAAGTAAAAATACTAGATGTAATGTTAAGCAAAGCAACAACAGGTATGTTGATAGCTGAACTATTACAAAGAAAAGATAACAAGAATCAGCCATTGTTTATGGGCAAAAGCATTATGTTATCTAACGGACAACTGCAACTACTTGCAATAGTACCTAATGTACAGGTTCTTACAACAGTAGAAGAAGAATGATATATATATTTAGATGTTGGAGTTTAAGACACATAGAAGTTACAGAGAACGAACCATACATAGGTACAGGAGATAGACCTTTGTGTGATACTTGTTATGACATAGCAGAAGATGGTTGCTCTTGATACCATTTCCTGATAAAAAATATAATATTATATATGCTGATCCACCTTGGCAATACAATGACAGAATGAAAATGGAAGGTGTTCACGGAATGATTAGGGGTGCTGAAAGTTTTTACAAAACTATGAATATGAAAGAACTTAAATCTTTACCTATACAAAATATTGCAAATGAAAATTGTTATTTATTTATGTGGGTAACAATGCCTTTATTGCAAGAGGGTTTAGACACAATAAAATCTTGGGGTTTTACATACAAAACTTGTGGATTTACTTGGATTAAAAAAACTAAAAATAATAAAACACATTTTGGAATGGGTCATTACACAAGAGGTAACGCTGAATTATGTTTGATAGGTGTTAAAGGTAAAATTAATAGATTAGATGCTAGTGTTTCACAAATAATAGAAGCAGAAATAAAAAGACACTCACAAAAACCATATGAAACTAGAGATAAAATTGTACAATTATATGGAGATTTACCACGCATAGAGTTGTTTGCTAGAGAAACTGCTGAAGGGTGGGATAGTTGGGGAAACGAAGTCTAAACTATCCTGTAGTTATCCCAACCATCTTTATTAACTGTAAAACATAACACACCAGGCTCATTCCACAACCCTGTTCTTGCAGTAAAGTCTTTACTTGCATCTATGCTTGGGCATTGAAACCAAGTACGCTTACCTTGTCGCATTAATCTTGGGTGATGATAGTGTCCTGTAACTAATATTTCAGCAGCACCACTAGGCAACCAACCAAACATTTGTCCTTGCCACCACTTCATTATCTTACCTTCTGGACCTGAACCACCACC